CAATGTACTAACATCTAATGCTTCACTTGTTGATATTGCACTTCCTGAACGATATACTTTGAAATACAAGCTTCCTGTTGGGCTAGATGTTCCTCTAAATTTTGTAGATACTTTTCTTATTATTTTTCCTATTGCTGATGAACCTGATAATATTTTGATACCTCGTCTGATTTGTGAAGTAGATAGTGGTGATTCAGCACCATAAGTAACCCCTGTGGTATCATACGCTGATTCTGTTGTATAAGCATTTAATTCATACGCTAAAGCACTAATTCGTTTGGAATCTAAATATTTAATCGTCATACTATACACTTTCCCCATAACTGATTATTAAAGTTGTCATGTTTGATGTGGTCATGTTCCAAGCTCCTCCCATACTGGAGATTCAGCAGTTGTTATTCCATTGTAGAATTTTATATCATCTACATATCCATCCATAGCATTGACATTTTGTTGTCTACCATTAACCATTATATAACGTAGGTTAGCAGGTGTTCCAGCCATAGTTGTAGTTTTTTCTTCTAGTAGAGTTGTCATGGCTTCATTTGAATATAATGATGCTATCATTGTATTAGAACCATTTCTAACTAATTTTAACCATACTGAAGTTGCACTTGCAAATGTAGATGATGGAGTTATAGTAAATATATCTCTTTGAGCATCTAAAGCCTCTTGTGAATCTGAATGATGACCATATATTCTATTATCATTAGTGCCTACTCCTATTGCAAGGGAAATAGAATCCTGACTTGTTGTATATGCTACATTATTTGTATCTGTTAAACCTACACCGATATGACATGATGAAGCACTATTAGCTGTCCAATCTGCTACATGAATTTTAGCAGTTAATACCCATTTTGTAGTATTCACAACACCTGCACCTAAATCATACCAAGTTCCATCATGGTTAGTTCCAGCTCCATTACCTACATCCCAATCTATCCTATCGTTTGATGTACTTACTGCTATTGTTGTTCCTCTATCTGTCCAACTATCTGATCCTGAGAAATCATCTTCAAGTATTAAAGTAGCAGAATAATGATACATCTTTCTAGTATCTGTTTCTTCCCATCTGCTTCCTACTTGGACATCAGTTGGTCTATCATCATGATCATTTATTGTAGTAATTGTTCCACCTGTTGCAGTTATACCACTTGATGTTTTATATCTTATAATTACAATACCATCTGAACCATGTCCACCTGTTCCAGTATTTTGACCTCCACCTCCACCTGAACCATATCCTGTAGCATTATTTCCACCACCAGCACCTCCACCTCCAGAACCACCAGCACCATTATTATTAGAACCCCATCTTCCACCACCACCTCCACCAGCATAAGTAACTGATGATCCTGATATACTTGAAGCAGTTCCAGATCCACCAACTCCACCATGAGTTGCAGAATCTCCACCAACTGAACCTGATCCACCACCACCTGCTGATGCAGTATTAGATCCTGATACTCCTGCATTGTTACCTTGACTTGGAGTTGTACTTGGTGTATTTCCTAAACCATTTGCACCATTACCTGAATATGTAGCTCTTGCTCCACCTGAACCACCATTTCCTCCATAATATTGACTTCCTTGATTACCTGCTCCACCATGACCACCTCCTGTTGAAGTTATTGAATTAAATGAAGAATCGGAACCACTTGTACCACTTGCACCATTACTACCACCTGAGCCTTTTCCACCAACTGCTACAGTATATGCTTGTGCAGTTACAGCAGATGAAGATGAAGTTCTATAACCTCCAGCACCTCCACCACCTCCTCCAACTTGATTGGAAAGTGATCCACCACCACCTCCTCCTCCAGCGATTATGAGGTATTCTACATTTCCTGAACCTGTTACTGTAAATGTTGAGTTTCCTGTTGTTGTAAAAGTATGAACTTTATATTCATATGGTACTGATTGAATCCTTCTACCTGCGTGATATGTAATAGCCATCAGTCAATCAATCCACCTATGCAATTTGAACCTCGACAAGGGCTCCGTTCTTGTGGATGATAGTAAATACACCTTCGTTGTTGGCATCAATCTTTCTAATGTAAACTTCTCTTTGACCTGCACCAGCTGCCTGTGTTGCTACAGTTGTACCTACATCATAAGCAATAGAGTTAGCAGAAACAGTGAATACGGTTGTTTGATTACTAGCAGTATATTTATGTAATGTTGTGGCTCCTGCTCCTGCTACGGTAACCCATTCTGGTGCAGTTGCACCTGTATTCATTTTTAATGTTTGTGAACCTGTTCCTTTTGCTAGTTTAGCTAAAGTTGTTGTTCCTGTTGCGTATAAAATATCACCTGCTGTATATGATGTTAAGTTTGTACCACCATTTGCTACTGGAAGTGTTCCTGTTACACCTGATGTTAATGGCAATCCTGTGATGTTGGTTGCTACACCACTTGCTGGTGTGCCTAAAGCTGGTGCTACTAAAACCATACCTGAAGCCATTGTTCCCTGAGCTACTTGAGCTGCTGGTAATGCTGTACAGTTGGTTAATACGCCTGCTGATGGAGTTCCTAATGCTGGAGTTGTTAAAGTTGGAGAAGTTAATGTTTTGTTTGTTAATGTCTCAGTTACATCTTTTAATGCTGTATTGTTTACCTTGAATGACTTACCACTTGCAATATTGAGGTGTTCTGATGATGTCCAGTTGTCATTAGTATCATCCCATAGAATAGTTTTGTCAGTTGCACCCTTTAGTGTAATACCACCACCATCTGCTGTCGTGTCTGTTGGTGTTGTAACACTTCCCATTTCAATGTTTTTGTCATCTACTGTTAAGGTTGTGCTGTTAATAATTGTATTAGTACCATTTACTGTCAAGTCTCCAGCCACTGTTAGATTTCTAACTCCAGTTAGGTCTTTGTTTGAATCTACAATAAGTGCTTTTGATGCTGTTACTGTACCTGCTGTTGCACCTAATAAACCTGTATTTGCAGTAATTTCATTTGCCTGTGAAGTGGTTATTCCAGTTTTTGCTGTGTTTGCTGCTACTGCTGAATTGTTTGCTACTTCCGTGTCAAAGTCAGAAATTGTACTTGCTACCTGAGTACCTGTATGATTTGCTCTTGCTACGGGATCTGATGCTAGTTTTGAAAGTGCTATATTTGCTGAAGAATTGATATCATCATTTACTATTGTTCCATCTGCAATTTTTGTTGATGTAATTGATCCATCTGCTACTGCTCCACCACCGTATTCTACCCATTCTAAAGCTGAACTGATTGTTCTAGCCATTAAGATTGTTGGTACTGTTGCACTTAGTGCTTTGTCTCCTGCTGTTAATGTAGTGATTTTACCTGCACCTGCACCACCGTTTTGATGCTTAAGATTTACTGTTCCTACGCCAGCAGCCTTTACAACGTAAATTAAATCTCCTTCTGATATTGAGGAAGTTGAATCACTAGCATAGTTTGTTGATGAGAGTGAAGTTGTTACTGCTGACAATGTGTAAATATCACCTGCATTTGACACTTCAATGTATGAATCTGTAACATCTATGTTATTACTTGATATTGCTTGTGTGTTTTTTGTTAGACCAAATACACCATCTGTCTTAGGATTCTCGTTCCATTCATTAGAACCTACTGGAGAAGTACCATCATCTGGGTGAGTAGTTATGTTAACTAATGTACTATTACGACCATAGCCTTTTCGTGCCATGTTTGTTACCTACCAGATACTGTATCGCCAGTAGAACTTTTTAGAAAAAATGGAGTAGATTCTTCAAACAGAACTTTGGTATCAAGACCAGTACTGCCTGTTTCTCTCAGATTTATTCTATCTAATAAGCGAAATAAATTTTTAATACTCATTATGCCTGACCACTCATCGTGTGATTAACATAGAGTGTTAAGGTATCAGTATTTGTTTTATGGAATGTAGATGGACTTACAAAGTTCCAATGAGTTAAAAGTTTACTGCCAGCTGTAACTGTGTCACCTGATGCATCACCACTATCGATAATACATCCACCTGTAATTGGATTACCTGAACTTGTATTGATTTGTGCTGTAGTCCATGAGAATTTATATGTTACTGCATCTACGTCTTTACCAGTATTTTCTGTAGTTGTATCGTTAACTTTTGGAAATCCACTTACACAGTCTTGTACTGCTCCACTTGTAACTATTGGATTACTGACATTTGCATAAGTATCTGTTTTTGCAATAGTATCTGCACTTGATGGGTTTTGAAGGACACATGCTGCATCAAAAAAGTTAGGATCTGGTAATGTTGTAGCTGATGGATCTACACCTGCTCTAGTTGCATAGTAAACATCACCATCATTGGTTACTTGATTTTGACCATACAGCCATGATTTATTACCGTCTTTGTCGGTCTTAACCACGCATATGTTAAGTTTAGGATTAATATGATTAGTTTTTGGGGTTTTACTCCATATCATGATTGATATATTGTGATTAAGTATATAAAGATTTTTATTCCTAATATCTACTAGCACCAGAAGATACAGAATCTAGCCCTTTCAATGAGTCAACAGTTTGTTTTTCAACATCAAATCCACTGAATAAAAATTCACCTAACTCTATGGTTGTTAAAGTTTGTGGATATGAATATTCTATTGATCTTACAACTTGATCAGTATGTGACCAAGTATCAGTCTTTTTATCATATCTACTAAATCTTACTTTCTGACCAACTGTGAGACTGTTTACCAAAGTTGACGTTCTTACCGTTTGTCTTGTATTAATAGCATTATTATCAATAATATACCTATTAATGAATGTATAAATATCTAACCCAGTTGTAAGTTGTGGAACATATATATTTCTATGATATAGCCCATTTTCAGCAATCGATGTAGGGTATTTTTGATGCTGTGTTGTAGACCAATATAAAGAACCACTTCCAGTAGTTCCACCCCATGAAGAATTTTTATAATAAGTATATGAATATTGATATGTTACTGTATAATTATGTGTAGGTGTGGCAGCAGTATCAGTTTTATTCCAAAATTGAATAGTGTTATCAGAATTAATTTGATATACATTGGTTGAATATGTTGTATTTGATGTGATGTTTGAAGGGTCTGCATTTTGAGCTGCAAGTATTTCTGTTGCCTGACTTGCATCATATGCAATTAAAGTTGTTGCTCCATTTATAGTATGATTTGTATCACCATCATCAATATCCTCTTGTAAACTAGTTAACTGCGTACTTGTTGCTGGAGTTCCATCAATAAGTGCAAGAGAAATAATTTTATTATGTAAGGAAGTAATATTAAAAGTTCCTGATGATCCAGTTAGGGTAGTGGTAGCTCCTGAATCATTACTTCTCATAACACTTATTATTCTTTCAACAACAGGAGTTACATAATGTCCATTTTGTAATATTAATAAATCTGTTGCATCACTCCAAGTATATTGTAAATTACTAAAAGCCACAGTTTGTGAATGAGTGTATTTTGCTTTTCTCCCACTTACAAATACTGAGTTGGTAGTACCTGTATCATCCTTACCTGAATTAATAATATCATAATTGGCTTCACTGATTACATGGTTTGTTTGAACCTCATCATTTATAAACAATATCTTTCTAGGCGTTATAACAAACATATGAGCAGTTAAATCATAAGTCATCATAATTTTTATAATGTCTAAAAACGAGCCTTCTGCAAAAAAGTCACCGTAAAAAGTGGTACTAGGCTCATCTGCAAAATATGCATATACACCACCATCTACAAATCTTAATATATCCTGTACAATATCCTCCATATCTGGTCTTCCACTAGTAGTAGTTGGATTTGGATTAAAGTATCTATTGTTTAATCTTTTTCCACTTCCTACAGTTACAGGAGTAGTTGAAGCTTCAGAATTAAATGTATTACTGCTTATATTAGTACCTAAAAGTTCTTTTGCATGACTGGAACATTCCAATTTTTTTACACTTCCTTTGTTGTCAATCTTCCAAATCTTTCCACCAAACTTCATTGTAGTATTTACAGGTTTACTTGCTCTTAGTTTTGCTACTTCATCATCACCTAATACTGTATTATAGAATCTAAACTGTATTGGTATGCCAGTAAAACCAGTATTATTGATATACGTACTAGTACTTTCATTATATTCTTTAAACAAATGAATATTTTTATTATTGTTTAGATCACCAGAATTTGTACTGTTTGTCAATGATTTTTCAGTACCATTAAAATATAGTTTAAATACACCACTTTGTCTTTTTATTCTTAAAAATGTAATTACATTTGTACCATAACTTACTACACTTGATGCAACCATGATTGTTTCAGTTGTCCCATTATCTGCTGTTATAGTCACGGTACTAGCACTTGGGTTTATCTGTACTTTTAATCCTTTACCACTGGATGTAGCATGGTCATAATTATCAAATATTGTTTGAGAAGTGTATTTAGAATTTGAACTATTACTCAACATTTTAAACTCAAATATCATATCAAAGTCACCTGACATGTCAATTACTGGTATACTACTTGCTACTGGATTTCCACTGGAATCTACGTTATTATTTTTATATCTTTTTGTAATCTCTATACCACCTATTGAATCACTTGTTGCATTGATACTAAATTTATAATACCCCTTATGTTTCCAATCTATATCTGATTCTGTTACTTTTAAACTACTACTAACAGAAGCAGGCATTGTATATGGAGCAGTATAAACATCATCATGCTCATATCCACTCTCATCCCTAAATCCACCATAAAAATTCCATACTGCCTTAAGACTTGTTGTATCTATATAATCCTGAATATAATATATCTCATCACCCACTTGAACGTCATGTTCGGCAGATAATGTCATGTTCATGTTGTCAGATGCCCTCAATCCTTCCTGAACCAAGTTTGCTGACTTTGGAGTAGTCATGACTCTGTTGGTCATGTTTCCACTAGAATCCCTTCTGATTATTACAGCTTTTACTTTAGGCATATTAGTATCACAACTGTAATATTCTGTTAGTACCACCGACTATGGTTGCATTAGTATAATAATATCTTACTGCTGTATCACTGTTAGCGTTAGTTTGTGCTAAACGCATTTTATAACTTGCACCAGATGTAAGTCCTGTGATGTTTACAGGTGTTTGACCTTGAATACCAGCATTAGTTGTATCTCTTACATAGTTAGTTGACCAAGGATTATTACCTTCTTTGATTTGTAGAACATGACCAGTAATTTCTGCATCACCACTTGGTTCTGTTGCATATCCGTCATAAGCAGTAAATGTATATGCTATTGTTCCACTAGATGGAGATGAAAATTTTACCTCAGTTGGTGCAGGAGGAATTTCCTCCTCAAGTGCTGCAACAACATTACCTACATAAAATGACATAGTTACATTCCAAACTACTGGAGAAGTACCACTTACACTAAAATTCATATTGTTTATTGTTCCACTGTCTTTAAATACTCTATCATCACTTTCGTCTGTAATCAATACAGTGTATTTATCACCCAATGATATTGGAACAAACCGTTCTTTAAATTGATCAACATGTTTGTAAACAGATTGACTTGCACCCTGTTGAAAAGCAAGGGTAGTTCTATTAATTTTTCCAAACTGTGTACCTTCAGTCAATGTCCAAGATATATCCATTTTTGCTGTATTTCCCTCCATTTTTACCAATATATTTTCAGTATGGCTGTCTTCAGGCAATGGCATTGGAGTTACAGGTGTTTCTACTGACCAAGTTAAATTACCAAGATTGTCTATTAAATATGCATCAAGCATTTGATTAAGTGATCCCTCATCAAAATTCCCCTTTATTATGTATATGTTAGTACTCATAGTCTTCCTCTGTTATTAGCTGATTGCTGTATGACTTCTAATATAGTTTTCTTGAGTTTTCTCAAGTCATCATCGCTTCCGTTCATGTTTTGTATGTTTACTGTGATATTGCCACCTCCACCTTGACCACTAGGCGTTACCTTTACATGCTCTGCACCTGACTCTCCTGCCATAAACAATGTAGGTGAATTGACCATTCCATCAAATCCTTCTGCTGCTGGAATAATACCTGAATTCATACTTGCCAATAAATCTCTTGTTGCCTGTGATAAATTCATGTTTGAAGTTGACAAATTAACATGACCTTTACTTGCATTTTTATCCATTGCAGCTCCCACATTGGCACCTGCATTCAAACTTCTTGATAATTTTCCTGCTGATGGAGTACCTGCAAATCTTGTATTTTCAGTATTAACTGTTTCCTGTTGTGCATTTCTTGCTGCCTGTGCAGCCATTCTATCTGCTCCAGTACTTTGACTTGGTTTAGCTAGTGCTGCTGCAAGTCTTGCCTTGTTTTCTTCATCTTGCTTTTGTTTTAAAGCCTTTTCTTCTGCTTCTAACATCCATTTTTCTTGCTGTGCCTTTTTTTTATCTGCTTTTATCTTGTCTTGTTTAGCCTGCCATGCTTGAGGATCATTCATCATTAACTGCATGTCTTTTTGATTTTCTGTCAACTCTGTAGTTTCTGGAGCAGTTACTGGATTAACATATTCAGGTAATCCTTCTCCATTACCCCATGTATTATTATTAGTTGAAGAACTAGATGATTTATCAGCATTTTTATATGTTACACCATCCACTATTATATCACCATTTGGAAGTAAAATAGAGCCATCTGGTTGTCTTTTACCACCAGCAAGTTCTGCTTCTACATCAAGTGGTTCTTGATCCTCTGTTTTATTCATACCAGCATCTGGTGCTCCTTTTTCAATATCTTCTGGTTTATATATTGTATTACCATTACTATCAATTAAACCACTCTTAATTGCAACTTTAAGATTCCCTTCAGTATCTGCATATGCACTTAAACCAAATGGATTATTTGGATCCCATCCATTAGCCCATGTAGCCAAAATATCAAGTATGCCCATATTCTTAAGTTCTTCTTCGTTTTTTGGAGGGTCTCCAAATTCTCTATCTTCTTCAGGAAATATAAGATCTTTCAAATATTTTACAGGATCATCTAAGAACATTACTATTGCATTACCAACTTGTGTACCTAGATTCATCAAAGTTGGCATCATGGTTGAATAGAATGGTACTATGAATTTTCTAAGCAACATGATTAGTATAGGTCTAAGCAAAGCTCCAAAGAACGTACCTATTGGCATGAGAATAAGGGTAACCATGAATTTCATCAATTTCATCATTGATGCAAAGAGTGGAGAAGCACTAAAAGCCTTTACAATAACACTCATAAGTACACCAGCAACACCCATACCTATTCCAATAGGAACTGCCTTCTTGCCTAGAAACTCACCCATTTTATCCAGTTTTGCGAACATTGGTTTTAATCTTCCTGAAACTCCTGCTTTGTCTGCAACTTTTTGTGTATTCTCAACATTAATTTTACTTCTAGTTTCTGCTTTTTTTGCAATACCTAATTCTTGTTTTGCTTCTTCCATTTCAACAGGATCCTGACTTAAAAATGCAATACCCATTTTTGTCAAAGCTGCTGCTGATTCCTTTTGTGCTTTTTTATATTGTTCTCCTGCAATTTTATTTTCATTAAAAGTTCTAGTCATTCCACCAATATTTTTTACTGTCTTATCCATTGCTGCTTGAAATCCAAATCCACCTCCAAGTGATTTTTTTAACATATCAAATTTATCATTAAAACTATCCATATTATGTCTCAAGTTAATGTTTCTTCTTACTTGATCACCGTGTTCACGTTCCTGTTCAATGTTTAATTTATGTCTAAGTTCAACAAGATGTTCATCTGATTTTTTTAATCTTTCTCTTACTTCTAATTCCTTTTTTCCTAATGTAAATTTATCTTTTTCAATTTTAAGGTTAGCTTTTGTTTCAGTATTGGTATTTGACATCTGAGTCATCCATTTTGTCATTCCTTCTACACCCTTTAGTTGAACTCCATTTAGTTGATCTCCGTTCTTTGCAAGATCTTTTAATGTCTTAATAAAGGCTTGAATATATGCTTCCTCTTTTTGATTTGCTGACAATGCCATGATATATAAATATCTTATTTCTATTTAAAGTTTTTAGTCATATTTTTAGACATGGGAGGCACTACACCTTGTTTTTTAGCCTCATTCATTACATCAACATGGGTTGCAAACAGCTTCTTTAGATAGTCTATTTCTTGCTTGTCAACCGTTTCTTTGTCCCATCCGAACTGGCTGGCACAGTGGTAGTAGATTGAGTATCTAAGTTTGTCATTTCCTCTGAGCTCATGAATGTTTCCATCCAGTCCTCTATATATGTCGTTAAAGGGTGTACTTTTACTATCTCCTTTAGTACTGCTTTTATGATTTTTGAATCTTGTATTTTTATAATATTTACGTCACCAGTTTTCCATGGTGCTTTTTTAACTGTTAATGACAGTAAATTTAACCTATATCTTTGTATATCGATTTTAGGTTTAGTTACATCACTAAGATCTACAGAATTACCAATTAACATTTCAGTGTCACCAAATGTGAGTGAATCCTCGAATTCAACCACGGCAGGCTTGCCATTATATGTAATATTAATCGGTATCAAAGTCATTGTGATTTATTTAATAATCGAATTAATAAAGGTTGCTACTATGCGTGATCTGATACTATTCTAACTGATTTTGCCTTGATATTGACTTCTTCAAAGATTGGTTCTGCTGGTTCAATACCAGATACACTGTGGTCAGTTATTGATATTCCACCTAATTCAATTTTTAATGATTTTGTACCATCTGTGAAAGTTAAGTCTAATGAAACATCTGCTGTATTAATTTCTTCTGTACCTGCAACTATAGATTGATCAATAACTGCTTGAATCATATCTCCATTCTTTGATGATGTTTTAAATCTTCCAGTGACATCAAATATTTTTCTAAATACTGATTTTGCATGGTGACTACCTAATCCCCATAATAATTCAGCATTTGTTGCCATTGTAATGTCAACATCTTGAACTTCTGCAATTTCTGCAATGGCATCTCCACCAGTTGATGTTTTTAATACACCATGAGCAAATGTGTATGGTGTAGTTGCTTGATCATTTGCAGTTGCAGTTTGTGCTACAAATCCACTACTTGCTTCAACTGATGCTGTATCTTCTTTTGCAAAAGCCATGTCAACTGTTGCATTCAATACTTCACCTATACTTGTTGATAATCCTAATGATTGAATAATACAACCTTTTAATGTTCTGTCTAACAATGTGTTTGAACCGTTAGATATAATTTGATGTATTTGTGTTGTTATTGATAATGGGGAACTTGGTGATACAGCTACTCCTCCACTAGATGCACCGAATGGTTTTGTTGATGATGCTGGATAAGTATCAACATTACTAGCTGATGATGGTGCTCCGAAAAGTGCCTTGAATATTTTATCTGATTTTTCACTATCCCAAACAAAACCTATATTTACACTACCTTGCTGTTGACCATAAGCAAATTTACTTACTTCTACTTGACCTAGTTTATTAAGTGGCATTTGACCTGTATTTAGTGATAATGATGTAACTTTTTGATTCATTCCGAAAATATTTGTTATTGCACTTGCAGCAGTACCAAAAGTTGTGGCTCCTTCATATCCGTACAGAACAGATGCAGATCCACCAGTATATATTGCTGCCATACATTATACTTCCTGTATTACTATATAAAGATTTTTAAGCAGGATTAGCCTTTCTGTATGACAATGTTATAACATAGTTGAACATGTTACGAAACTGGAAGTTTCTACTAAATGAGCCTATTACTCGTAAATCAGTGTATGTGGCTCCTACTATGTTGTCTTTTATGATTCCTACTACCTCTTTTACAACTTTATCGTGTCTTTTAATATCCTGATATGTACGTATATCAAGTTCAATTATCTGTTCGTGCCAAAAAGCACTTCCACCTAGACCAAATACCTCTATATTCTCTCCTTTTGGTGATACAATTATTTCGTCACTTCTGTCATCTATAAAACCAACAGTTCTCTTTTCCCATACTTTAGTTATATGAGGTGGGCGTAAACTAGACCATTTAGTTCTGACTAGGTCTATAATGTCATCTACTGCATCATAAGTTACAATTGTCATTCTTCTATCCCTTCTGTAACTGGCTCACCACTACTATATACATATTCGCTCTCAATGTACTTATTATGAAAATTTTCAGGTACATGATGATAACCAACATAAGTACTGATTTGAGTATAACCATATTTTTGTCCTTTTTTACCCATACTGTAAGTACCCTCATCAGGTCTCATATGTTTAGTATCTCTGTCCCATTCTATATCTGACATACCTGATGGTTTTCTACCGACATACCATATCTTTCTAGCAACTACAAATGCTATAGAATTTACCAATCTGTCCATTTTTTCCTTGCTCCACGGTTCTGTTTGTTCCATTTGATTATACATGCCGTTATATTCTCTATCCAATTCGCTTTGTGATTTACCTGCAAGTTTGACATCTTCAACCCATTGTCTAATCATTTGAATATTTGGTTTTTTTCCAAGTGCTGATGAAGTTACATCAGATTTACCACCAGGGTAAATTGGTGTCCTCCAACCATCAGGGTAATTTATATCGCTATTATGCCATTGTTGTCTTTTTGTATCCCAGTTACCAAGCAATGCGTAATCAGGTGGATCATTCTCCTTTATGTTTTCTTCTTTATTAGTAATACTTTCCATATAACCTATCAATTCAGTGTCACTCATATTTTTACTAATCATTATTTGATCAGGATTAGTACCTGCTGGAACTGTATATGCAACACCGTTTAATTCTATTTCTCGTTTTCTTAGATATTCTTTTGGCATTATGTTACCATTCTCATCTTTTTTCTTACCATCTTTACTCCAGTCTAAAACTCTAGCTTTTATGCTTTTAGATTGTGCTGCTTTAACATTTCTAAAAGCCTTAATCTGTCTATATGCTTTGCTGTTGCTTATCAAGGTACAACAAACACTTCCCTACGATTTGATATGCATAGGTCTATGTCCTCTTGCCAGAATCTTTTTGATTCACTGGGTGATACACTTCCACCACTTGGAATTTCATCCATACGGAATGATGTGTTCATTACTTCTATTGCTGTCATCTTGATAACTGCATCTGTAATGTCTAAAGGTATTGTTGTGTCACCTGCAAAGTTTTCACCACCATATCTGTAAGTTACTCTAACTCTGTTTTTTCTTAGAATTGTAAACAAATATCCTCTTAAATGTAATGTTCCTCTCTCATACTCACAATGATACCATTGGTCTTGACCTACGATATTTTCCCATGAATCACTTTCTCCCTTCCAAATTTCTATCTTATCGCCTGCTGAAGTATCTAAAACCTGTATATTTCTATGCTGTAAGAATACTGGAGTACCCCATCCAAATGTATATAGCAATGGCAAGTCGTGAACTTCTCTTGTAATCTTTTTAGTTTTCCAAGTATGACCTATTCTTCTGTCTAATTCCTCTTCTTTTCTGGCAATTATCTTGCGAACCATTTCCTTGTTTGGAGTGGTTGTACTGGTTATAGGAACCCTTAGAAAGTCACTAATGTCTCCAACAGAGCAATATGTAGTAGTGGTAACCATATTCTATTATAAGTCACTTGATATTTAAAGATTCTATTTGAATACTACTAGATATTTGGCACCAGTACCAGTAACTTCTGCATAAATACCGTTTTCAAATCTTCTCATAATGTCCTGAATATTTTGAATTCCTTCGCCATATACCGTAAATTCTGCTGGATCTGAGTTGGCATCTCCGTTATGGAAAACTACTTTGTCTCCACTTGCACCTGCTTTTACAACATGTACTGAAACTATGACACCATGACCTGCTTTTACTGCACCGTCAGCAGATACATCTTTTACGTTATGATTGGTATAAGTCATGATAATTGATATAATTGGTCATATATAAACATTATTAGTAAAAAGAATGTCCTCTATATTTAGGTATTTGATACCCATGTTTACATTTAATCGTAATCATTTTTGAAGATAATTCATTATATCCACATCCATTATATATATTTGGAATACATTTACTACAAATAATTCTTAAATTATTCTTATTAAATTTGAATTTTTTCTCAGGAGGTTCTTTTTTATGCATATGTTTAAATTCCCCTGACATATCTAATTGTTTAATTTTTTCCCAAAATTCATCAATATTATCCATACGTTATATAACACATTACCATTTAAAAATGTTATTATTAAGAAAAAAAATATGACTAGATCTTAGTCTAGAAACCGATAACTCTGATACGAATAGTCATAGAATTGACTGCTGTATCTGAAGCATCTAATTCCTCAAGGGCTACAACTGTTGCTGTAGAGCTTGTTGGAGTATGACCATAAGCCTTAATTTTACCTGTTGCTGCTGCTCCTGCTGCTGCTGGGGCATATTGTAAAAGTAGTCCTTTGTTACAATGGAGTATTTCTGCTCCAATAACAGTACTAATTCTACCACCAAGTGATAGATCGACAGTATTACCATTAGTAGCGTAGTTGTCAGAACCACCGTATGTTACGTCAACGATGGTTGTTTTCAACTTTGATGTTAGTTCGCTTTGAATGGATAGTGTCTTTCCTGTAAGACTTTTATGGTCGGCATTGTGTGCGATTGTGATTGCCATAAATTATATAAAAACCACTAATATATAAAGTTAATAACATCTAAAAATATAACTATCTGATATATAACAGCCTTTAATATGAAATATTGGTGATGGTTTATTCCATCCATTTTCTCCATATATTTTACCAATCATGACTAAATCTAGGTATGTTACAGATAAAATCTGATTTTCATCAAATGGACTTATTGTTGGTGCCATTACAGATTGTGTATAACCTTGCATTGACCTGTTTAAGTTAAAATGTGCTAAACCTAAACCATGTCCAAATTCATGTAATATGATATTTCTTATTGTATTATCTGATAAAGGATAACTTTCTTGTATCATTTCAAGTGTAGATGTAGACATATTATCACCTATAACAATCTTAGTTATGTTTTTTTGACTTTCTAAAAATACATTGATGAACATAAATTTATGCCAAGACGTATTAAAATTTAAACCTGTACTTCCTAATGTTTTACTGTTTGATGTTTTTTCATAATTTATCATAATATTACATTTAGAATAATTGAATGCAGTTTTATTTTCATGTTCTTCCCAAGGTATTGTTTCTACAGCAACAGCCCAATCACCTTTAGGATAAGCATATTCTAATTTTAATATCCATTCTTCTATTGCAGACATTGTTATGTATTTTAACTTGTGCCAATCATACAACTCAGGATTGACCTCAAATAAGCAAATATGAGGATTAGTATCAAATCTTAATTTTAATGAATCATATTTACTATACTCCCCATTTTCAGCATATATAGGTACATTCATGAATAAAACCAAAAGTATTAATATAACTACTGCAAACTTCATGCTTAAATACTAAATTTATAGTATAAATATATTATTCAATAGTGTAATTAAATAAAAAAAAGGTGTAAAAAAAGGGGTTGGTTTGACTAGAGTTTAATGTCTCTAATTTTACCTTGTGATTTGAAATGGCGACAAACTGTCTCACCCATTGTTCTGAAAACACCTTTTTCTACAAAAGCGTTGTTCACGAATGGATAACCAGCAGATCTTCTAGTTGCTTCGTAATACTCGGTTGGTATAGCCACTTGTATTCCGATTCTTGGATAACCATATCCTTCTGCATCAGAAGTATCTAATGCAAATAGTCTTCCAATTTCAGTTGAACCATTAGATGGTGCATCTTTTGTTGGAATAAATGGAATTCCATAGATAGAGTCGACATGAATACCAGTACCTGTACCTTTAAAGGTTTGGATACCGTTTACGTCTACTTGAACTAATTGCTCACCGTATGGGTTTGCAATACGGACACTTGGCATGTATAAGCCTTGTATCTCAGAGTAGACTTCATGGGAGCCTAGGAATACATTTGGATCTTTACCTGCTGCGATTCTAATCTTTCTTAAGAAAGTTCTTAAGACATCGTCAGTAAGTACACCGTCAGTACCGATAGTACCAGAAGCAGATTCTACTGTACAGTCAAATTCTCCACCGTTTCCATCTCTGTCAACGGTAGCATCAGCAGCCCATGGATCGTAAAATCCAGAGTGGCTTCCACCTAGTGTATCTTCCTCTGCATCACTTGATACAATTCTATCAAGAGATTCAAAGTCTTTTGTACCAGTATGAGCTCCACTTGATGCTGCTGCATCGCTTTCAACATCTGCCAAAAGCATTCTATTAATGAACTCTTTGTGTTGTACTGCCATGTACAATCTAAGTGAACCAAGTCCACCCCAAATGTCGTCTTTAGAATGAGTTGATAGCCATTCCATAACTTCAGATGCACTGAAAGGCAACTGAGCAGTTTTTGGTTTGACATCTAATTCTGCGACTGTTGGTTTGATTGTTTCAGCAATTAATCCACCTTCGCTGGTACCACCTAATGTGGTATTGGCATTGGTTGTATTAAGTGTTGGTTTTGCAGTTATAACCCTCCATCCAGATTTGTCCCAAGGGTATTTTGGGAGAATTCCGAATGCGTTTGCTTCAAGATTCAGTTGAGCCCATGCATAAGCACCAAAAATGGCGTTAAACATACCAGCAGTGCTGGTTGTTGAAGGGGCATCAGCTTTTCTAAGAAGGTTACGATTGTGTCCATAATATTGTGCCTCAAGCTCATCGATTGTTCTGATTTGAGTCATTTTAGTATGTTCCTACTTCGTCAGGTGTTGGAGTATAATATTTTCCAGCTAGAATGTCTCTTGCTACTACACTTAGATTTCCACCTTCTCTTGCATCTTTCAAAACAAATGACATATCAGTTTCTGCTGATTTGTTGATTGTTTCTACTGCTGCACTAGGTCTTGGAGTCTCGGTAGTGAAGTCAAATGATTTCTCTTGCATTTTCAGTCCACTAGGGTCTGATTTTGGTTTGTCTTCAGCATGTTTATCATCGTCTAAGCCTGCTTGCACAGAGTTAGCTTGATAAGTGTCTGGGACTGTAACCTTTGCACCAACATCTTCACTTGCTGAAGTACTAGGCTTCAACGGTAAGTCAGTTGGAGTTTCCAATGCTTTCAATCTATCATCAATACCTACTAATGTAGAACTAACGTCTTTTTGAGTTTCTGCGAGTGACTTTATAACGTCAGTTAATGTACTGATGTTGGATTTGATTGCTTCTTGGAATTCAAAAGATTTATTTGTTTCGTCGTCTTTCGTTTCTTCTTCTTCAGATTGCTCTGAATCAGATTGTTCGTTGGAAGTATCTTTTACCATATCCTTATCAGAATCTTCTTTGTCCGAGTTTATATAGTTTTCGCTACTTTTATAGGTGTCGTCTTTTGTTGATCCTTGTCCACCCAATTGATTATTGCCATCTTCTGTTTGATATCCTGATTTTTTCTTATCATCATCTTTCTCTTCCTCTTCTTCTTCCTTGCCTCTAGTAGCAACTGCATCACTAGATTCGCCTCCCTCTTCTGGTACTTTTGTTATTTGTTGTGTTTCTTGATCAGTATTATATTCCATTCCACTGTGTCTTACATCACCACCAGTTTGTTGAAAATCTGCTTTTTCTTTAAAACCATGACCACAATTAGGACATGCTCCTCCCATAGATGTCATATCAGTCATCTCTATCTTCTTTTTTCCACAATTCACACAGTGTTCTCCTTCGGCTTTTTTCTTTTCCTCATCTTTTTCTTCTCCAATATTAGCATCATC